GGCAAGAAAGGTAGAGCCAAAGCGGCACGTAGGAAACGCAGAGAAGACCCCAACAAGAATAGAAGAGGTAAAGCAAAAAACGTAAGGACTAAATAGAATTACTATGAACTTTAATGAATTTGAACAAGCAGAATCACCCAAAGCAGGTGACATTTTAACATTTGAATTTGGTGATGATCTAGCAATTGACACGCCCATCGTTGAAGTAGACGGTGAAAATATCCTAGTTTACACTGACGAACTGACAGGTAACTTATTCTCAGATCTAGATGAAGCAGAATACAGAGGCAGAAAAGTAAAACTAGGAAAGCCAATGCGTGGAGATGTTAAAAAGTTCAAAGTATATGTTAGAGATCCCAAAACAAAGAATATTAAAAAAGTAAACTTCGGTGATCCTAATATGAGAATTAAAAAGTCTAACCCAGCAAGAAGAAGATCATTCAGAGCACGTCATAACTGTGCAAACCCAGGACCAAGAACAAAAGCAAGATATTGGTCTTGTCGTAAGTGGTAACAACACCAAACAAAAAAATATACGAAGACACTCCAGAAGACACCTATTGGAAGACCGCAGATGCTGACGAAATTTGGGTCTATGATAAATTAATACTTTCTCGCAAGTTAGGTTACAAATGTGGTCCAGCAGGAATAGATGTTCCTGAACCAGGTTGGTATATCGTAAGACCTTGTGTGAATGTGATGGGTTTGGGTTTGGGAACAAAGAAAATGCACTTGCCACAATACACAATTGATCTAGATCCTGGATATTTTTGGTGTGAATGGTTTGAAGGTAGGCATTTATCAATAGATTATGAATATGGCAAACAAGTTTTATGCGTTGAAGGATTTAAATCAAAAGATACATTTACACAGTGGGACAAATGGATAAAAACAAATGATCAAATACCTTTTCCAAAAGTTTTAGATCAGTTTAAAACCAAAGCAAATATTAATTGTGAATTCATCGGAGGAAATCTTATAGAAGTGCATCTTAGATCAAATCCAGATTTTGAGCAAAACATTACAGAATTTATTCCAGTTTGGAAAGATCAATCAACCGAACCACCATTAGGATATAGATACATAGATTATCCAGACGTTCACGGCAGGATTGGTGCTTTCATCAAGTAAATAGTGTTATGAAGATCAAAGAAATCATAAACGTACCTACAAAAAAACAGATTAACAAACCACAATCAGCCGGTAGCAGAGGACTTTACCTTATGAAAAATCGTCCTGGCAAAAGATACTTTGATAAACCATCATATCCTACAAAAAAACAATAGACTTTTTCTTTAGTATATCATATAATAATGCTAAAGGAGAATTCTTATGCGTACACTAAATTCAGATGAACAAGCAAAAATAAAATACACTATAGAAAGTGGTATCAAAGTTAAACAAGAAATGAAAGATCTTTCAGAAGGATTGAGAGATACAGTTAAATCAGTTGCGGAAGAACTTGAAATTAAACCAGCACTTCTCAACAAAGCAATACAAGTTGCGTTCAAACAATCACTTGATGCTGAAAAAGACGATATTGCTGAGTTAGAAGAAATACTTGTATTAGCAAAAATATCCGCGTAAAATTATTAAATGAGTTATGTAGACGCTTTTTTTGATCGAGATGCAGATAAGATATCTGTGGTTGAAAGAAGTAATGGCCAAAGGAAATATGTCGAGTATCCAGCGAGATACGTTGCGTACTATGATGATCCCAAAGGCAAATTTAAATCAGTCTATGGCAACTCTGTTTCAAGGATAGCAACTAAATCTGGAAAACTTTTTAAAAGAGAGTTGGCAATGCAGGCCGGCAAGAAGTTGTATGAGTCTGATGTGAATCCGATCTTTAGATGTCTTGAAGAAAATTACATCAACAAAGATGCTCCAGAACTGCAAGTGGCATTTTTTGACATTGAGGTCGATTTTGATCCGTCCAAAGGTTATGCCAAGCCGGCAGATGCCTGGGCACCAATCATTTCGATCACAGTGTATCTGCAATGGTTAGATCAATTAGTATCATTAGCAATCCCGCCAAAGGATTTTCCTAATCCAGAAATCATAGAACAAGAATTTGAAAACACAATGCTTTGCAGTAGTGAAGCAGATATGTTGGATAAATTTATCGGATTGATAGAAGATGCTGATGTGTTGAGCGGTTGGAATTCGGAAGGATTTGATATTCCATACACAGTCAATAGAATACAAAAAGTAATGAGCAAGGATGACACAAGAAGACTGTGTTTGTGGAATGCTTATCCAAGAAAAAGACTTTTTGAAAGATTTGGCAATGAAGAAATAACTTATGATATAATTGGTCGTGTGCATTTGGACTATATGCAACTGTATAGGAAATATACATATGAAGAAAGACATTCATACGCACTTGATTTTATTTCAAGGCACGAACTGGGAGAGCAAAAAACTCCATATGAAGGAACACTTGACCAACTATACAATAAAGATTTTGTTAAGTTTATAGAATACAACAGACAGGACGTTGCACTGCTAGGAAGATTAGATGAAAAACTAAAGTTTATTGCTCTTTCTAATGAACTTGCACATCAAAACACCGTGTTGATACAAACTACAATGGGTGCAGTCGCAGTTACAGAACAAGGTATCATCAATGAAGCACACAGACGTGGTATGGTGGTGCCTGATAGAGTAAGGCGTGAGCCAGGTTCAGACCCGGCGGCGGGTGCATATGTGGCTTATCCTAAGAAAGGATTACACGATTGGATTGGTTCAATTGATATCAATTCACTGTATCCATCAGTAATTCGTGCATTGAATATGGCTCCTGAAACTATTGTAGGACAGTTGAGACAAACAATGACTGATGAAGCCATCGATCATAGAATGACTGTCGAAAAGAAATCATTCGCAGGTGCTTGGGAAGGAGAATTTGGATCACTCGAGTATCAGGCAGTAATGAGAAAAGACAGGGCACAAAGTATCACAATCGATTGGGAAACAGGTGAGTCAAATATCTTGAGTGCCGCTGAAGTGTACAAATTAATCTTCGATAGCGATCAACCTTGGATGTTGTCCGCCAACGGAACAATTTTTACTCACGAATTTGCTGGCGTCATTCCAGGCTTACTAGAACGTTGGTACGCAGAACGTAAAGAACTACAGGCAAAAAGAAAGAAGGCCATTGATGCAGGCAACAAGGTCGAACAAGCATTTTGGGATAAAAGACAACTTGTTAAAAAGATTAACTTGAACAGTTTGTATGGTGCAATACTTAATCCAGGATGTAGATTCTTTGACACAAGGATCGGACAGTCAACCACACTCACAGGCAGATGTATCACAAAACATATGGCATCTAAAACAAATGAAATAATTTGTGGCGAGTATGATTACCGTGGCGATTCGATCATATACGGTGACACTGATTCTGTTTATTTTTCAGCATACAAACCGTTGAAGACAGAGATCGACGCAGGTAATGTACCCTGGACTAAGGATTCGGTGACACAACTGTATGACAGTGTTGCAGAAGAAGTTAACAAATCATTTCCAAAATATATGCTTGAAGGATTCAATGCTCCATCTTCTTATGGCAAACTGATTGCCGCTGGTAGAGAAGCAGTTGGATCCAAAGGTTTATTCATCACAAAGAAAAGATATGCAATGAAGATATATGATCTAGAAGGTGAAGCAGTAGATAAGATCAAAGCAATGGGTCTTGATCTTAAAAGATCTGATACTCCGGCATACATTCAAGACTTTCTATCAGATGTTTTAAACAAAGTGTTGGTCGGTGGCACTGAAAAAGAAGTGATGGATTTTATCGCAGACTTTAGATTAGAATTTAAAAAGAAACCAGGATGGGAAAAAGGATCACCAAGACGTGTAAACAAATTGACTGAGTATCATTCAAAAGAAAAACGTAAAGGTAAAATCAATATGCCTGGACACGTGAGGGCCGCAATCAATTGGAACACTTTGAAGAAAGTTTACAATGATAGATATTCGATGGACATCATCGATGGACAGAAATGTATAGTTTGTAAACTGAAAACCAATCCAATGGGATATACATCCATTGCATATCCAACAGATGAACTGCGTATTCCTGATTGGTTTAAAGAACTTCCATTCGCAGATGATGAAATGGAATCAACACTAATCAACAATAAACTTGAAAATTTAATTGGTGTTATGAATTGGGACCTTGGTAATTCCGAAGCCGATAATACCTTTGACAAATTGTTTGGTTAGAGTTGACTTTAATTCTAAATAGTTTTATAATACAGCATAGGAGAACACACAATGAAAGATATTTTACAAGACATTGTTAAGCACACACACTCGCTAGGGTTCATCGAACTTGTGAA